CATTCCTCCTTCAGCAGTTCCAGCTTGTCCGGGGGCAGGGTTTCAATGTCCAGCGCCTTGCAGTCCTGTATCAGATTGTCGATCAGCCGCGCCATTTGTTTGGTGTCGTAGGTGCTGGAGCCGTGGTATGCCGCCAGGTTCCGGCACCCAGGTATCTGAGACGCGCCCAGGCTGTCCACCAGCCATCCAAGGCCGTTTTTCTGCCAGCTCCGTGTGAAGCGCTCCACGTCCTGCTCACGGACGCACATGGGCGTGTAATTGTCTCCCACGCCCCGAACGGCGTTCCGGTAAACCTCTACCGGAGGAATCCCCATAGCGGCGGCAAGCTTGTGAATCAGCACCCAGGCATAGGCGTTTGCGTCCAGGCTCCGCTTTTCCCGGTGCTCCTTGACATCCAGATCGTAGAGCCGATTCTTGTGCTTGCGAACCAAGGCCATGGCCTTCCCCAAATCCTGCCTTTCCGGTCGCACCATCAGCCAGCCGCCCTCGAGTTTTATTTCACGAAATGTAATATCACCCATTGCGCGCCTCCATGGGGAGCATCCCTTTTTCCAGTGCATCCGCCAGAACTCGGAGTTTGGGGAGGTATACCATATCTATCCATTCGGAATCGTAAGCGATATCTTCCCGCTTCAGTCTCCCGTGGTCGATGGGGCGGAGGAAGTTGTCATAATCTGCATCTTCCAGGCCATACGCGACGATCTGGCCTTTTTTGATACCCGCGGCGTACATTTCCACTTGAACTTGCTGCCAGTATTTCTTCGGCACCTTCCAGCCATTTTCTATCTTAAAAGTTTTGCATTCGTAGGTGCAGTCGTTTGTCAGCCCGTCGAAGTTCACCCGGAGTTTCAAATTTTCATGTATAATCTGCTCGTCCAGACGAAGCCCCTGGATACCAAGACTTTTCAAAATCCGATGCTCGAAATTCGTCCCGGCCAGCGTGTACCGATTATCGAAATGATCTCGATTTATGCCAAGCTTCTGCATCCACCACGAAAGCCATGTTTTTGTTTTCCAGTTTCCTACCACGTAGGCCGTATCGCTGGCTCCTATGTACCCGGAACGATCATGATTTGAGATCATAAGGCGTTGAGCTTCTGCTCGAAGCGGTTCAGCTGATCGAAGTAGGTGAAAATGATCTTTACCTCGTCCTCCGTCATGCCTACCGCTTCCGCAATATCGGAAGTGGACATACCACGCTTGATAAGCCGGGTATAGGCGATTTGCAGACGTTCCTTGATAGCGAACAGATTATGGCGGCTCAAGTCCTCGGGTTCATCATCTCTGGAATCCATATCATCCAGCCACAGCCCGAAACCTAAGCCGGTACGCATTGCCACGCCCTTGACGAATGCCCTTGCCTGAGCATTCCATAGCCGCTGCTGGGTGAGGGAATTATCTTTTACCGGGTTGCTGCCGTTCATAAGCGGGTACTGTGCTTCGAACTCCAAATCATCGATCACGATTTTCACCCGGACTTCGTAGCAGCGGTTTGTGTTTCCCTTGCTGTCGGTAAACACCTGATCGCTCATGAAAAGGCTGGAGCCGTTGGCATTTACACACGGCTCAAAGTACACCACATCAGCGCCGTTCTTGTGCAGAAGCTCCACACACTTTGCCCAATTCAGATAAGGGACTTCGATTTCACGCCCCCTGTCGTCTTTTGCCTTTCGCTTATCGCATTCTTTACTCACGTCAATTTTTCGCATTTCTGCGTAGCTTTTCAGCATTTCTTTTCCTCCTCGTACTGCTCAATCCGGTAAGCAAGCCCCATTCGTTCCAGATACGCTATAAGCGCCCTCGCCATGGAAACGGGGGTTTTCACTCGAATGAGCATGATTTTGTAAGTGGTATTGTCAATCATAGGAAATCTCCCGCCATTCCTCCCGGCTGTCCATGCAGAGGTCGCAAATGGCATCGCCCCGGATTTTCCAGTATCTGTGCCCCACGGTTCTCCCGCAGCAGATGCACACCGGCCTTTTCTCGTCCGTTGCCTGGGAATCGTACAGATAATCGTAATCCGGATTCACACCAACATCATCCATTGACTTTCCTTTCTCCATCTGGTATACTGTAAATGATAAAGTTTTTATATCGCTTGCCGTCCCCGGTGCTGTAACATCGGGGGCGGCTTTTTATTAAAGAACAACCACGACGTGCCCACTCTGAATTTCGGATTCCAGCGCCTTTTCCAAGTATTTCTTTACCGTATTCCGGGCGGAAAGCTTCCACATGCCACCGTCAGCTTCAATGAAAGAAATGTTTCTTTCGTTGATACGAATGAGAAATTGAGATTCCGGCTGCTCAACCTCCTGGAACGTGCGGTAAGGCCGCAGCTTGATAATGGGTCGGATGGACGCATTGGATTGAAGGTCGATGCCCTTCTTGGTGACAACGCTGGTAGCAACGCCATTGTCGTTGTACGTGACTTTGCTCCCGGTGGTGATATCGGATAGCAGTTTCAAGGCATACTCCGTATCCGCCGTGGGCTGGAATCTTGTGCGCAGAGCGATCAATGCCTCTTCAAACGGCAAGGATACCTTCTCATTCCAGCCGGGAACATCGGTCGCATTTGCAGTATACGGGTACTCGCGGTTGCTACGTAGCTCCGCAGATGGGTGGGTGAAGCACTTTACCGTTTTGTGATCGGGAACCGTGATATAAACGGTGCTGTACCTCTGTACCGCCTCCGTTTTTACAAACGCTACCATGGCGTCGAGGCTGGAAAGCTGGATATTATCTACAATTTCCAGATCAGGCTTCACCTCGGCATAGCTACCTTCTGCGTCCGCAATAAAATCATGGTTTCCGGACGTGAACAGGTGCGGCGCACATAGTTCCTGAATTTTTTCGATTGCTTCTTTCAACATTGTTTTTCCTCCTATCAGGCCATTTTGATTATTTTCAGAGACGCGGGGGCTTCCTGCTCTTCTCCGTCCATGGACATCTGCCCCGGAACCTGGGGCACCATTTCGACAACCTGGCACTCCCCAGTGCTGTCATCCCCAGCAACCCAAAGGGTTGTTCTCGCGGGCGTAGTAGGCGCAAGCGCTGATTTTACCGCAACGCTGACACCGATGTTCTGCCGATCATCGTCCGGTGTAAACTCGATTGTGAGCGTCAGCTTTCGCTTCTGCGTCGGTTTTGTGTTGGGGTCAAGGATATTATCAATGACTTTCGCCATCTCCAAATCCACGCGCTCCTGAAACGCGCCCCTTGCCATCTGCAAAATTGATTTTGGATCGTACATTAGAAATCCTCCTGTTTTTAAGATGTGTATCCTTTATCTCCCTCTGATGCAACGTCCGATACCGGCACCCATCAGGATAGCGCACACCCACATTGCGGGGACTGCCGCCTTGTCTGCCAGCAAATCGGCTTGCTGCCACCAGAAAAGCACCAGATTCAGCCCCGCATAGGGGAGCACCCGGAAAGCGCATTCCTTAACATTGAACGGCTTCCGGTTCTCCGGCACCGGCTCCCACCGGGCGTCCATGGGCTTATTCCTGCTTGCCATATCCTCACCCCCTGACCTGATGATTTCGGTGGACGACGTCGAAAAGCTCTACGTTCTCACCGTCAAACGCCTTGCTTTCCTCCGTTTCCATGCCCAAGGATTCCCGCAACTTGACGTTTTCCTCCCGCAAGCGGCGGAATATCTCCGCCATAGTGCGAAGCTGGGCAACCTCATTCGGCATCATTTGGATTTCTCCTTGTAAGGACGGACATCCTCCATACGAACATGATGTTCCATCCCCCTGATATTTTTGAACACACACGCCCCCGTGTAGGATATTTCCGGATTAACCAGCGTTACGATTTCGCCGATTCTGAAATAGTGGCGGAATTTCCCGGATAGCTGATTCCCAATAACCCAGAACTTATCTCCCACTTTCGGCTTGCTCTCTTCGGGCTTGCCCTCCTTGCGCTTCTTCTCAAAAAGACGCTCAACGGCGACCCTTGCGCCCTCCGCTCTGCTGTAGCTATCTTTCGGATTGCACCGGGCTTCTGCGGTCTTCACGTCCCGCCCGCCCCGTTTCAGGGTGGCCGTGGTAATCATCCCGTCAAAGCGGAGTTCCACGGTGCAGGGTTCCCGCTCAGGCTCTGCAAGGCCAGCGATCATGTTTTCGTACCAGTACCAATAGCGGAAAGGATCATCTCCATCCTCCTCCATGTTATAGTAAACTTCTCCATGGATGATTCCGGATTCTATGATCGTCATGGTCTTTCCCAGATACTTGCCCATCTCAGGGTTCCAGTGCTCTCGCGGCCTCTTACGCACAATCCGCACCTTATCCCCCACTTTGTATTTCGCCATAAATAACTCCTTTCAATTTCGGCATTCTGCCGTAGATTTCAAATCACTGCAATTCCCTTGCAAACGCCCTGATTTCTTTTTCCGAATACCCCAGTAGCCGGAGGATTACGCCCGGGTCGGGTTTCAGTGCCGCCACAAACCGGGACAGTGTTTTCAGCTGCATCTTTCCGGGGTCTTGCTTGTATACTCCGATGGTCACGTCTGCCGTGCCGACCGCCCGGGCAAGCGCGGCGTTGTTATTGCTCTGAACCCCTGCGTCGGGGCATCTGCGGTCAATCTCTTGCCAGAAATCCCGCTGGGCGTAAAGGTCGGCATATTGCCGGATTCTAGGCATTTATTTTCCCTCCTCGTCCTTGGGCTTGTCGGCCTCGGCCAGCTCCATACCCACGGCCAGACCGGCGGCGTAGGTTTCGGCCAGCCTTGCGGCGATTTCCCGCTTGTCCACCGGGATGCTGTTCAGAGCCTTTGCCGCGCTCTCAGCGCACCGTTTGATTTCATCAGGCATTTTAATTTCCTCCTTTGCTAAATTTTTCACTCAAGCTGAATGCCAGCTCCCCGATATTTTCTTCACCGTCAAGCCCCGTCGAGCAATTTCCGGGTGGTCGTGCCTTTTACATGGGGATGGATACCCAATACCCAGAGCCATAAAAGCGGGGGCGCTCATATTGTCACGGTGTTTGCCCTGCCATCATCAGCACCGGTTGGGCGGTTCCGGTGGACGGCCTTAAAGGCCGTTTCGGCTATTGATAAATGATTTTTGCCGTGCTACAATCCACTTGAAAGGGGGTGATTATATGACAAGAGATACCGAAAAAGCGTTTGTAATTATCTACTCCGAGTACCTCCGCCGCCGAAGCTTCGGAACCGCCAAGAACCAGGCCGTTCGGTTTGAGAGTGCCAAGATAAAAGCTATTGACGCTTTTTCTAATTGGAATGCCGAAGATATACGGTACTGCTTATGGGAACTTCGCAAGTCCGGCTATCTAGAAATCGATATTTTCGGCAATGTAACTTTGCTGGAATCCGGAATTGGATACATGGAAAGCAAACCAAAGGAGTTCTTTTCCGCATTTACTGAGACTGTCAGCGGGCTAATATCACTCATTTCGGCATTTCGCGCAATCTAAGTCCTTATCCATATCCTCCATTTCCTTTACTGCCTTGTCGAACTCCCCGGCCTGCAAAAACCGGAATCTATCAAGATCAATTTCCAGATTCAGCTTTGCGGGTTCTCCGCCAGCGCACTTGAATTCCATCTTCGTTATTCCCTCGCCGATTCCTTTCCCATCAAGTTCTATCGCAGTCCTGAAGCTGTTCGACGCAAATCTTAATAGTGCCATGTCCTCACCCCCTCCCGTTTTTTATTTGTGTTGACCTTGTAAACACATAATAGCACCGTTTCGCCTCTTTGTCAACACCTAATTTCAAAAAATTTCTTTTCCTTGTTGACAAAGTAAACAGATTGAGGTATTATATCATCAAGGAGGTGAAGCAAGTGCAAGACCGAATTAAACAGGTACGCCAATCAGAAGGGCTTACACAAGCGGAGTTCGCCGAAAAGATAGGGCTATCCAGAAATTACATTGCTATGATTGAGATCGGCCAGCGGGAACCCAGTGACCGTACGATTAAGGATATCTGCCGCATCTTTGGCGTAAATGAAATCTGGCTCCGAACCGGTGTCGGCGAACCTTTTACACCGCTTTCCAGATCGGAGGAACTGGCCGCAATCTTCGAGCGGATGGAAGTCGGAGACGATGCAAAGTCCCGGCTTATCCGGGCAATGGCACGAATGCCGGATGAAGCGTTCCCACCCTTCGTTAAATTCGTGGAACAGCTATATAAGAATTTCACGGAGGAATAAAAATACCGGGAACCGCAGTCAAACGCAGTTCCCGGTATTTTCACTTTGCGCTACTGGCGACCAGTGCTTTGATGTACAATGCTTTCAGCCGTTCCAGCGGTATTTCATCCAGCAGCTTCATGAGTTCCCTTTTCAGTATTTCGCGGTCGTCCTTCATGTCTGTACCCTCCATTGTGTATTTATAAACATTTGTTTGATTACATAGCGTATAATAGCACGCCATGTGTCCAATAAACCGGACTAATTAGAAAAATGCACAAAAATTTTTCTCTCCGTTGAAATTATTTTCTGAGCGTGGTATTATTTTCCTGTAGAATTTTATGGAAAGAGGTATCCGCTATGAAAAAATTGATTGCTTTTTTAATTTGTATAGCCATGTTCCTCACGGGGTGCGGAAACTCTGGTTTCTGGTCTGCGTCCTCACAAAAACCGGCTAGTACCACCGCGACGGACGATAACGGGAACACTACAAGGACGGAAAATTCTGGGGACACAACGATTGCTGAGAATCTTCCATGCGCCATAAAGTACAACGGGAAAAATGTATACCTCAAAAGCGTGGATTTTTACGAACACTATGACGATGGTGGAACATATTCGTATTTTCTGTATTGCGTTGTTACCTTTGACGTATCAGAGTTGGATAACGCTGACGTTCATTGGCTGCAAAAAGAGGACGCAGATGTATATGCACTATACAATGAGCCTGAAAAAGAAAATGATACAAATTTTAAGCACATTGGAAAGCTTGGCTCGTTGTTCGTAGAAGAATCTGGGGAACTTCTGTACGCATTTGCCCCGTCTAATTTCTCTGCCTATCGGAATAGTTTCGGAGGGAAAGGCTACGCTGTATCTATGGATCTCAAGCAAGAGGAAACCTACGAGACACCCAAAAATTCCGAATTAAGGAAGGTAAATAGAATTACATATTTTGGAGATATACCGGAATCAATGCCGGATTCCGAAGAGATCCCGCAACCGATATATGGTTACATGGCCAAGTGGGTGAAGGAACAAACTGACTTCTTCGGATCAATGGCAAAATAGTCAACAAGTGTGTTGTCAGCATTCATCACTCCCGGAGTATCCCGGGAGTGACCGCTATGCGCATAGCGGTGGGGAACGCTTTAGATATGCCCCGCCACCCGTGCCACAAGGTGACGGGGCTTTGCCGCCGGTAACGACGTGTGTCCCTTGCCGGTTGCAATATCACCATAGCATTTTCAGCATGGAAAAGTAAACCACACATTTGATTCAACCAGAATCAAATATGCATAATCCGGAATCAAATTTGAATTTAATAGGAGGGCGAATTATGGATTCAAATACAGGCCAAACATTCATCGAGGAAATGCAGCCGAATTTCGATGCCCTCCCGGAAAGGCTAAAAGACGAGAAATTCAGGAATCATCTGACGAACCAGCAGCTTTCTGACGTGTCCGGCGTTCCCATCGCCACCACAAGCCGGATTCTTTCCGGTGCCGTATCGAACCCCGGCTTTTTCCATATCGCCGCGCTGTGCGCCGCTATGGACGTGTCAATGGATTCCGTTGCAGGTGTTCACCAAAGCGGAGATCAGGCGGAAATAGACCAGCTCCGGCAGGAGATAGCATACAAGGACGAGATAATTGCCGAGAAGGACGCGGCGATAGACCGCCTACTGGACAGGAGCCGCATTATGGAGGCTGGTGTCGCGGCCAGGGATGACCGCATCAGAAAGCAAAATGCAGAAATAAAGAATGTCCGCAGCTCATACAAAATCCTTGTGTACGGGCTGTGCGGCGTTTGCATTACGCTGACATTTGTGTGGGCAATCTATGTGATTTTGGATAGCCGGGTGCCAGACCGGGGGCTGATACGTTCTGACGCTGTTTCTCCGGTCGTGTGGGCAGGTGCGGCGGCTGTTATTGTACTGCTGTTCGGCCTTCTGCACTTCACTGTAAGCAAATTATCAAAAAAGAGGGATACGCTATGGGAAGAAAGAAAAAAGAGCCGGGGGTAAAACTCCCGGCTATTAAACAACTCCCGTCAGGGTCGTGGCGAACAAGAATCTATATTGACGGCCGCACAGTCTCCATAACGAAGGACACTTACGACGAATGCGCCGCTGAGTACCTGGCACTGAAAAACGGAGTTATCGAAGCACAGGCCGGGGCATCCGGCAAGAACATCACGGTGGAAACAGCTGTAAAAAAATACATCGACAGCAAAAAAGGCTTCCTGTCTCCCTCCACAATCGCGGGGTACGAGAAATTCAAACGGGCTATGTTCCAGTCGATGATGAAGAAGAACATTTTCGCCGTTTCTGACAGTCAATGGCAAGCGGCAATTCGCGCAGAGCGTCAGGCGGGAAAATCCCCCAAATACATCAAAAACGGGTGGATGTTCTTTTCCGCCTGCATCGTTGCCGCAGGGGCGCCCCGCCCGGAGGTCATGCTTTACCCGGACGAGCATCACGAACGGGCGTATCTGGCACCGGATGAAATAGACAGGTTCGTTGAATCTGTAAAGGGCGCACCCGTAGAAATCCCGGCGCTGCTGTGCCTGTCCAGTCTCCGCCGGTCGGAAATGCTGGCCTTGACGTGGGACAATGTGGACTTGGACAGCAACGTGCTGTACGTTCGCGGCGCAATAGTTCGCGGCTCGGACGGGATGGTGTCGAAGAAGCAAAACAAAACGGACAAATCCAGGCGGTCGGTCCCGATCATTCCGCCGCTGCGTGAAGCTCTGCTGAAAGAGCCAGAGCGGCAGGGGGCGGTTGTCCGCATGACCGGAGATTACGCCCTCACGCTGGTAAAGAAAACCTGTCAGGTCGCTGGCATTACAGTTGTTGATCTCCACGGGCTACGGCACAGTTTCGCGTCATTGGCTTACCACCTGCAAATACCGGAGATGATAGCGGCAGAAATCGGCGGCTGGAATGATCTGTCCACGATGCACAACATTTACACGCATCTGGCAGAAAAGGACATCGCGGACAGGTCGCGGCAGTTCTGTAACTACTTTTCTGATGAGGCAATAAAAGAACGCAATTTGACACGCCGTTTGACACAGAAATAGATTTCCATTAGAATAGCAACAGCTTTACGGTTTTGCTACCGGGGTTCGATTCCCCTCGGCTCCACCACATCAAAACAGCCCCGGAAACATATTCCAGGGCTGTTTTCTTGCTTTAGTACATTTTCACGGTGAAATATAAACATTTATGCCTAGAAAATATTTGTACGTTCGAGTTATTTCTTGCCGATTCCAAGCGTTTATTCGTACCAAATTTGACACGCCATTTGACACGAAATTTCGGCGCTTACCGCTTATACAGTCCCTGCACCACTCCGACGTTCTCCGCCCGTTCAATATCCCGCTTGTGCAGGTACTCATAGACGGCCATCATGGCCGCAGGCGGCTCGCCCTTCTGCTTGCGGTATTCCTCGATGTGGGAAACAACGGCCTTGTGCAGGGCGTTCATGTGGTTCATTTCCTCCCCGCTCAGCCTGTAAAACAGGTCTGCCAGTTCCGGGTCGTCGTGCTTGTATTCCACGGCCAGCTCCGCGTAGGTGTGCGCGTCCTCCAACTCGTCCTCAATGTGCTCCATCAGCAGTTTGATTTCCTTCATAGCTTACGCCTCCTTTATGTATCTCAGAAGTTTGTCAACCTCTGCCCGGTCAAAGGACAGCTTGCCGACAAACGGGATGTCAAATTCCAGCGGTTTCCGAATCTGCGGGGCAAATGCGTTGTAAAGCGCGTCCTCGTCGATGTTTCCGTCCTCCAACACGCTCAGCATTTTGACGGCGGGAATGCTTTCCAGCCTTTCAAAAATCTGCGGCGTTCTCTTGGCGTACAGGGCTACCACCCCGGCAACAACGACGGCTTTCATTTCCGGAAAGTGGGGAAGAACCTCCTGCTCCACATACCGAAGCGCCCCGTTTACAAAACGTTCTTTTGAAACCATAGTTACCTCCGATTATTGTCGGGGCGGCGATTGCCGCCCCGTTTGGATTAGCCAGCAGCGGCAGCAGTGGGCGCAGTCCAGCTGTTCTTGGCGGGCATGGGTTCAGGGCACACATTCCCAATGGGAATGACCGTCTTGGTCAGCCCGGACAGGGTGTTCAGGGTGTTCTGCATACAGCTGAGGTTTGCGGTGATCTGGGCATTGACAACCGCCTGAGCGGAAATCTGCCCTTCAACGCCACGCAGACGGCCATCCAGATACTGGTACATGTCCAGTATCTTCTGGTCAGTGTAGGTGTTGGCGTCTCGCAGCTTGATATCGGACTTGAGCGCCGCGATCTCAGCCGCCTGTCCTGCTTCATACCGGTTCACAACGTGGTCACCCTCGGAGCAGTTGCCGCCGAAAATGCCACCGTTCGCCATGCCCAGCAGGGTGGAAATGCCGCCGATGTAGCCGCCGATACCGCCCACGCGGTCAGCAGCAGTGAAATTTAGAGACATATAGAAGTCCTCCTTCAAAATATTAGGAGGTGGCCACCTTCTATCTATAGAATAACAAAAAAATCGGTAGGGAAACTCTCGCTTCCCTACCGACTTACAATCACATATCCTTCAAAAAGCTATCAGAAGTCTATGTTTTTGGGGAGTATGTAGCTATACTCCTGCACACTGTTATAGGAGTTTTTCAACTTCCTAATGTACCTATCTAATGTGGCAAGGGACATGCCGTAAGCGTGGCACTGCTGTACACGGCTCCATCCGGCGGCTCGGGTGCGGATGATCTTTTCCTCCAACGGCGTGAGAATCGCCAGAGAACAAAATTCATCCAGAATCACCCGATTCCACGGGACTTTATCCACTTATCACATCAGTCCTCCTTGGGAGAAATGTAGGTTCTTGCCTGTTTGCTGTCAGCGATACCGGCGGTGGTAGGATCATTGACCACGCCCAGGATCACCAGCAGAGCAAACACGGCGTTCACCACTGCCAGCAGCTTGTCGCCGATTTCGCCCAAGTCCAGCGTAAAGCCGAACAGGGCGGCTACCGTCTGCACCAGCAGAAGCAGCGCGGGAATTGCGGCCAGCCAGAATGCTTTGTTTTTGACACGTACAATCCAGTTAATCATTTTGTTTTCCTCCTTAAATTTAGCCCAGCCCAAGCCGGGCGAGAATAAACCCTACGACAGCGGCTACGACGATGTAGATGACCCTTTCCACCACCGATTTCCACCGCTTGCCGGGTTCGGATTTCAGCTCCTGCACGTCCGTGCAGAGGCCGTCAACCTTCTCCCCGGTAACCTCCACCTTCTCCGCCATGACAGCGACGGATGTTGCCAGCGTGTTCACCGCTTCCGTGTGCCGTTCCAGCGCGTCCAGACGGTGGGAGTTGGATTTGCTCCGCTGTTCTACCGCAGAAAGCCGTCCGGCGATTTCCGTTTCTTCCATTGGCATACTCCCTTCTCAGCCGTTCCACCGGCTGTATTTTCCGTTGTCCTCATGAATGCCCCAGCTGTACAGCCCCAGACCGCCCCGCCCGGGGATTTTCTCGGCCTGTACCTCCTGCGCTATGGCATACAGCTTCTCCGGGGAGATAGCCCCTGAGAGGTCTACGGCCTGCCCCGTGGTGTGCAGGGAGTTGGATACCCCGCCCACCTCGGCATTGTGCCGCTTGCACCGAACACCGGAATTCACATTCAGGGGAACCCCAGCCCGACGGCGTATCTCATCCGCCATGCGGACGGTTTCCTCTGCGGGTTCTGCTGGGAAGCCGTTGCAGTATTTCCCGCCGCACTGGCACCGGAATTCCTCACGGGTAAAATACCGGATATCGTCCCAGAACGTCCCGGTCTTTGGCGCGGTGCTGTCCTCCGGCTTTTCCACCTTCACCGCCGTCCCGGCGATAGCACCAATCAGCATTTTCTGGGTAGCCGCACCCGGTATTCCGTCCACGGCAAGCCCGTAGTCGGACTGAAACGCCTGAATAGCCGCTTGGGTATTCCTGCCCTCAATGCCGTCAATCGAGCCGGGAGAATAGCCCAGATAAGTCAACAGGCACTGAATTTGCTTTACCGTCATACGTTCACCTCTTCCCAGCCCTTGGGGTATGCGGACGGCGACCATACATTATTGCCCATCGTTGAACGGTATACTTTACCGCCTTCCGTGCAGCAGTCACCCTTATTATAGGGGCTAGTAGACATAGCGACGAACGGCAACGCTTTCGCTGGGTCTGTGCTCCAAGCAAAACCCCACTGTGCGGGAAGTTCCTCCGGCTCCTGGGTGTAGATAGTGCTGTCATAGGGCTGCACCAGTCGTACCACACGGCCAGCAGATGATTGGCACACAAACCCGGCCTTGCGCTCCAGCATGTTTTTGTTTCCGACAGCAGCCTTAAAACTGGGAATGTCGCTATCCGCCGCGTTCAGTTCGGTGCCTGTCATGTCCGGGGCTTTCTCCTGCAAGGCAAGCGCGTTCGCCCGCCCCTGAGCATACATGATGCTTTTTCTTTCCTCTTGTGTCACAGACTGTCAACCCCTTTCTTGTAGGCTTCATCCAGCTCTTTCAGCTGTTCCTCGCCGCCGCTGGCTTTCATTTCCGCGATTTTCGCAAGGATGGCGTTTTTGCGTTCTTCGATGGTCATGCGTTCACCCCCAGAGCGGTTTCGATTTCGGATAATGCGGCTTCGTACTCGGCGTTTTGAGCAGCGAGAGCCTGATACTGCTCCCGCTCATACTCCCGCTGGGCTGCATCCAGCTCCTGCCACGGCTTCCACGGGGCAATCATTTCGCCAGCGAACACCACGCCATCAGTACGTGTCCACGTCTGTCCAATCGGGATGAAGCGGTATCCCTCAATGTAGGTGTCGCATTTGCCATCGAAAGCATCCGTTTTGACCGCTGTCATCGTACCATCATCAGAGACGTGACACTTGAATTCAGAATCAATGTAGATCATCATTCTTCACCCCATATCTCAGATATTGTCAGCGTTGTCTTGATGTATCCTCCGGTTGTTATCCATATGCCGACGTATCCAGCACTTATGGAAGAAACATCAACGGAATACTCGCCCGTTGCAGAAATGTGCAAATCCGCTGCAAATGTTGGATTTTGGTTAGTAGGACGTGCATTCGCTACCGCAAGGCTGAATCTGAACTTACGTGTATTTCCCTCTTTATCCGAGTATGCAGTATTACCAATACCCGTTATTTTGAATTTCAGGGTATTTACTCCAGTCAGATCAATCGAGTTATTCGTAAACACATTTGCATATCCTACGCTGCCGCCCCATACTTCCGTCGATAATAGCATGCTATCGTCGTTTAGAGTAAGTACACCGTCAAAACTTCCACCAGTTGAGGGATGTTCGGATACTGACCAACCTCCGGTTACTGCATTATAGGTGTTTCCGCTTTTATACAGCCAGAGCAAATAGCTCAGTTCAATGGCCGCGATTTGACCATCTGTAGTTATAGATACAGATTCACTGGTGTTTTCTATCCCATCTGTAGCGGTCGCAGTCCAAGTCCCGGCGTTCGGCACAATGCAAACCCATGTACCGCTGGTGTCAGGGGCGGATAGAGTCGTTGTGCCGTCAGAGCAAGTGCATGTCGAACCGGCGGGATAGGTGATGTTGATGGTAGCTGCGAAAAATGCAATCACGGTGGAATAATCGGCGGTAACAACGACAGGCTTAGACGAGGTTTGCAACCCATCTGTAATCGCAAGTGTCCACGTCCCTGTTGCAAGCCCCTTGAAGACCACTACACCGCTTGTGCCGGAGTTCTTGGCTTTTGTCTTGCCGTCCTTGGAAACAGTCACGGTGACGTTCGCCGGGGCTGTGACGGTAAGGGTGCCGCCTGCGCTACCGCTGCCAAATCCCTCAAGTGCTACTTCTCCCATTACCTGCTCACCTCCACAATAACAGGAATATCCACCTCAGGGGCTTCATCCAAGCACACAAACGTTACACTCCCGGCCTCCGTTTTCGCGTATGTAATCGCTGCGCAAGCATCCCGTATAGCGCTGTCGGTGTCCACGTTGCCGGAATAAATAGGCCAGCTTTTCACGCTTTCGTTGCTATCGCCCAGAATGGAACTCAGGAGGATTTTCTGCTTGTACGCGCCGGAATTTGAAGTCCATCCGGATGCAAGCAACGTCACCTCGTATTTCTTTTTGCTCAATCCGCTGAGCGCATCCGCCGGGGTGGGATTGATTACGTTGGGGCACAACTGATTTGCTAAGCTATCAGGCAGAACAGACGCTTTATTGTATGGCGTGCCCTCCACAAGCGGTTGGTCGTCTCGCTCAATCGTCACGCTCAGCGTCTGCCCATTCATTGTAAGCTTGTACTGCCCCGGCATTCCCGGTACTCTATCTGTCATAAGGCTCCTTCCCCAGCGTATATTTCACCGCTGTAACGATAAGTTTGCTTAATTCCCGCGATTCTGGAAACTGCGATTTCCAGAACTTTTTCAATGCTGTTTGCTCCATGCCATGTGAGATTTTCCATCGTATTCGGCAGGGCGTTTGAAATAATAAAAATGCTCTTTATCTTTGCCACGTTACCCAGATATCGCGCCATCTGGGACACTACCGGCCATTCTGCGGCGGAGAAATCCCCCGGCAATCCCCAGTCCGTTTTTACCGTTAACTGCTCGGAAACGCCCAAAGACGGGAATTGCTCCACTATTTCCGAAACTGCCGTTTCCACACGGTTCAAGTCCGTGTAGCTGTACAGTCCTTTTTCGTTGCCCAGCAAAGCATCCGATTCCGTTCTGTCTGTTACCAGCGCCATCAATAGAGCACCTCCATTCCACCAGAATAAATCTCGCCGGAATACGGCCACACCGATTCAAGCGTCACTTCAATACCCTGAATCTGGACAGAGGCGGTGTGCCCGTTTTGCGTCAGTGTGCTATCCATGGAAGATATAAAGCCGCGCGTAATTGTGCCCCATGGCGTAAGGCTTGAGGCTATGTCTCCCGCTTCCTGCCCCGAAATAACCACCTTTTGAGTTGCTGTCTGCCGCCGCTGTTTGGCCGAATATAGGCGTTCAGCGGCCTCTAGAGCATTGCCGTTGTGAATAAGGGTGCATTCCGATACAGAGGCATAATTGCCACGTTCCTTAGCCGTCGCTTCCGGATTTAACTTCGTGAACGTCCGAGTGGTGTGCAGGTACGTTTTCGCTGTGAGTTTTACATTTCCGCTGGCCGTTATCTTCACCCAATTCACGTCGGAATCGGTGATTTCTCCGCCCTCAATCACGTAATCGTAATGGGGAGCAGAAAAGGTGAAAAGCACATTCTCTCCGTTTACTTCTTCCTCATTCATCAGCGTTTCCGTTACATCCTGCTGGGTGTATGTGTGGGCTATCACCTCCACCCGGGCATATCTCGGCGCGGTTCGCACGTTGCCGCCCAGAAGAATTTCCGATCCCCGGAACCTCTGCGTAACGGCGGACGGGATGGGCAACAGCCGTATTTTTGTGGAATCCTGCGTGGATACCAGAGCGCCCACAGAAAACGCTACACGCTGTAGCGCTTCTCTTTGGGAGCATACAGGCAGATACCCGGTGACGGTAGAGCTTGCAAACTCCGGGGCAATTTCAAATTCCCAGTTGCTCAGGATATCGGCCACCATTTCGGAAAGTGGCCGCTGGTAATACATCCCGCCAAGAAATTCATCCGCCAACAAGCCGATTGCAGACTGTGCCTCAATGGTGTAATTGGATTCTGCTTTTCGTGTGCTGGATTTGATATACTGGGTAGCTCTCAGTTTCCCATCCTTGTACAGCTCCACTCGCTGGTTCTCCTGCGGTAAAAAGCTCCTGTCCTGCGGGTCGTAAATGTTCACCGACATTGTATCCACCGTGAGTTCACAGATGGATGGGTCGATTTCATTCACAAGCCGCACCGAAGTTATTTCATTCGCCCCAAGTAAAACCGTCCGGCCAACTTCAATTCTTTGAATCTTGGCAAATTGGCCGGGGTGGTTTGTTTTTTTAAGGGTGATTACGATTTTATCGAAGCTTTCCACTGTTTCCAGCAAAGTCCAGTTTGCGCTATCCGGGAAATAATCCTGATTCACAATGAGCGTTTGCCCGTTGTACCACGATACATGAATCTCACTGCACCACTGTTCCGTGGCGGGGGAAAATGTGAATGTAAAGCCCGTAGAGCTGTACGGCACCGGGAATGTGATGGTGATTACAGGGGGGCTTTCAAATTGCCCATTCTCGCCGGAACGTGCCACGCTCCACCAGCCGGGGTGCGGGGCATCCGGCAACAGTTTTCTAGTCCCGTCCAGCCTCCACAGTCCCGGCTCTAACGTGGCGTATGCTTTGTTTTCACCACCGGACGCTATGAGCGCGTCGGAGGAAAACGCATTCCCCCCGATGCTTTCCGCTATCATTTTTTCCTGTGCGCCCTCAGGCGCATCAATGTAGTTTATTTCTAAGCTCATACAAGTACCTTCGGGGCTTGCGCCGTAAAGTTTATCTTGATTTCTCCCCACTCCACGCCGTTGCTGTGCAGCCGCCGGATAGGCTGAGTTCCAGCGGTGACGTACATCCTTTGCGTAAGCGTCTGCTGGTTGTATGGGAATACGCATACATGAGACGCCACCGGTTGGCTTATCGCCTCCCAGAAAGCGTCCAGCGCCGCCATATCTCCTTTATCAGCTACCACCATTGTGTAATTGTAGTACGTGCCGATTGGGTCGCGGTAGATGTTCCCATCCTGCGTAGTGCTTGCTGCAATGGCATCCTTTACGGAGAAAGAGCGGCTCAGCGATAGCACGGAAACGTTGTATTCCACGCCATCGAGAAGAAATTGAACAATCACATAATCACCTCTTTAGCAAGGCTTGTCCCGCGCCGCTGCGCTTCTGATTTGATTTCCGGATACAATGCGCGTACAAACTGCGCAAGAGTTCCCTCGAAGTTCACCTCCGTGGTGATGTTGATTTCTCCGATTTCCTCACGCACGATTTTTCGGAGTAAATCCTCGGGGGCTTCCAAATTCGTGCCGTTCCGCTGATCGCCAAGAACGGCCATAAACGGAGCGTTTGGAGGAATTACCGCACCAGATGCAAGGTAGGGAATGCCAATAGCCGCATCCGAACTAAACAGAGCTTGCGGGGAAACTGCGGCGGGGTTTCCAGATACAGCGGATCGTGGGCTTGCGCCGTTTTTGATGGTAACGGTGAATGTCTTCCCCTGCAAACTGTTAATCTTGGACTGCATCTGATTGACATACTTTTCAACCTCTGTGTACATATTTTTCCACGCCGTTTCGCTGTCCGATTGCATAGTGGTAAGAGTATCGGATAACGTAGTACCGATATTTTCTATGTCCGATTGCATAGCGGTAAGAGTATCGGATACCGTAGTACCGATATTTTCTATCGATGTTTTCAGCGGCGATTCAACGTTAGTCTCAAACCATTTTCCTACACCTTCCCACTTGCTTTTCAACGTCTCCGCGCCGGTGGTGGCCATGTCCTCAGTGGCTTTCTGGACGGATTCCATTCCTTCGGTGGTGGGGTTCACGAATTCGCCGGTAATCTTCGCGCCAGAATCAGAAGCGGAGTTGCCAACGTTAACAATTCCAGTTTCGATACTCGCCATTGTGCTAGATGCAACGTCTTTCTGTGAAGTGTAATTGCTCCACGCAGCATTAAAGTTTTCAACATCCGCCTGCGTGCCTTGCACAGCACCAGCAACAATCTCCATAGATTCCTTGGAACCGTCCGCCCACTGCCGAATAGCTTCCTCCGCATATCCCATATCCACGGCTTTCTGTAAGTTTTCGTGGTATGTGGAAATAGCCGTGGCGTTATTGTTCAGATTTTGGGTGATGCTTGCAATGGAGGTGGCGCTGACGCTGCCCATCTTCTCGAATAATCCCGTTGTGGAATTCAAAGAATCTGCCGCCGATTCTTTAGCGTTCTGGAATTCTTCGGCAAGTGCTTTTTGTTCCTCCGTAAGTTCGCTTGTGGCTTCGGCGGCTTCATTTTGCGCGTCGGTGTATTGGCCTGTAGTTTCTGTGACGCCGCCTAGCTGGTTTTCCAGTTCAGCTAATAGTGCATCCTGTTCGGAAACAGCGTCATTTGCGGTGGCAATTTCTCGGTTTAAGTCTGGGATTTCGCTTCGGCAATCAACGTATGATTGAAGCAGTGCTTTGGTTTCTGCGGTTAGCCCCGTTACGTTCCCATTTTGCGTCACAAATACATCAGCCAAATGATCGAGTTCCTCGGCAGTATATCCAAGCTCGTTTTGCAGCTGGGTTTGCACCGATTCAAATTCATTTGTAATTGCTGTGAGGTCGGCTTGTGCTTCATAAAGATCAAGCGTGGCCTCTGCCTGAGCTTCCAGAATAGCGGAATAGCGCTTTTCCTTGGCCGCATACAGTGCCTTTTGCTTCATGGCGTCGATGTTTACCAACTGCGCCTTGCTGTTCGCTGTAAGCAAGCCGGTTTGCTCGTCAATCTGTAAATTCAGCTCAGGGTATATCTCATTCAGCAAATCAACGACGGTAGCATAGTTCCTCGCGGCATCCGCCGACGTTGATACTTGCGGGGCAAGTTCTTCAAGCTCCTGCTTGAGCAAATCCGCCTTGATTGCGTTTCGCTCTATCAGTTGCTCGGATTCCTCATATTCGGTGTTTGCCGCATCCACCGCATCGGTGAAGTCCTTCATGTCCCCCGCAAGGTCTGCGGAGGCGGACGTTTCGGACATCCTCTGCAATGCGCTTGTGATTCCCTGAATAATGGGGGTAAGCCCCTCTAGAATCGGAGTACCGATTTTTGCAAGGAACTGTTTCCACGCCTCGGAAAGCTCGCCGGTAACGTTCGTCCACTGCTCAGCCTCTCGCGCCGCCTGCCCGATTGCGCCGGATGCTTCGTTGCCAGCCTCCACCATGGAAAGTAGAACATCAACCTTTTGTGCTTCGGAAAGCTCTTGGAAAGATTTCGCATACTTCTTGTTTGCGGCGGTATTTCGCGTGGTTTCCGTAGCTGCAATGCCCAGAGCGGCATCATTAGCGTAGTTGCCCTTTAGGAAAGATAGCAAAGATTCTGTAGTTTCCTCTACCGATCTATCGTAGTACGCCGCGCTATCCGCAGCTGCTCGAAGCGCACGGGATGCAATATCCATAGCGGCTTCCGTATCGCCACCGGCTGATTTCGTAAATGCAAAAATCTTTGTAAAGGAGCCTTGCATTCGCGTTGCGGTAATGCCGGTTTCCTTGGAAATGGAATTCAGGGATTTTCTGGCTTCCTTCTCAACGCCAGAAAAAGCCTGCTCAAACTGGGCATTGGAAGCTGCCACATCCGCCGCCGCTGCGACAGCCTGTTTGCCCAGCTCCACAAGTTCCCGTGCAATGGCTTTCAGCGCACTGATAAGGGCTTCGGCGGATAAGTGCGCCTTGAACATATCCTTGAAAGCGTCTCCGGCGCCTTTGGCCTTTTCCCCGGATTTTTCGGTTTCCTCTCCGGTTTTTTCTGCCGCATCCTGAATCTCATAGAGGTTTTCAATGATATGGTGTGAGCCTGTTTCCGCATCGGACTGAATCGCATCCCATGCACGTTCCATCGCGGATTCCTGATCGTAGCCCAGTTCCTCATACACCTGAGCAATCTGCTTTGCCCGCTGTTTCTCACTCAGGGAATCGTTTGCACGAATCGTTTCGATTTTAGCGTATGCGGATTGGTAGCTTGCTGGCAGCTTCTCAAACGCATCTTTGTAATTTGTATTCTGGAACGCTTTTCCAATGTTGTCGGCGGCCTTTGCTGCCGTCTCCGCCGTTTTTATGAAAAGCCCCTGAATCTCGTCAGCGCCTTTTTGTACGCCTTTCGTATCAAGCTTAGAATCAATTAAAATCTGCCCGTCTGACATTTAGCCACCACCTAACAAGCCCTTGATTTCTTCCCGTGCCTGCCGCACTGCGTCGGTGTCCTTGTTTTTCAGCTCCACAAGCTTCCGGTTCTCGCGGTAAAATTTCTTTTCGGATTTATCCAGCTTTTCGCCTGTGGAAAGCTTGTTTCTGATTCTGAGCACCGTGCAGAACAAGCCTTTATCAATGCTCATGAACCAGCCGTACACCGTCCACCAGTGGATATCCGGGGACAGTCGGATTTCCTGCCCGGACACCTGATTTAGCGCCGGAATGATGATATCCGCGTCCTGCTCCCAGTCCATCAGTTTAGGCCGAATCTTCCCGTCCGGTTCTCTGCCGCAATCCAGAAACCACCGTGCCTTTTCTATCGCTTCCGGGATATCCGCTGACGGAATCCGCGCCCACTGAGGGAATATGCGGCACACCATGTTTGTGACTTTTTCCGCTCTCCCTTTTTCGGGGTCGCTCAGCTCAGCTAGTGCGGCAATGGCATTTTTCCACCCGTAGTTAATGGGGTAAGCCACCTCCCCGACAAGCAGGGAGGTGGGGAGATCATACGCGGCCATTACACCGCACCATCAGCCGTAAAAGTAAACGCTCCGTCCGCAACCGAAACGGAACCAATAGTCCTTTCGCCGCCGTAGGTAACATTGATAGGCATGGTGAGGTTGCCGCCGCCATCGCCGCCCAGACTGCTGATTTCCACGGCGCACGCCTTGTAACGCTCTGCAAAGAACTTCGTGGTGCCGTCGCTGTACACGTATTTATGTACAATCAGCATATCATTGTTGGACATTGCCTGCGGGTTCTGGTCTCTCACGCCCTGATTCCAGATCTGGATAGCGGCCTTGTCGCCGCCAGAGATTTCCCATCCGTCAAAGCTCTGGGTAATGATGGGCTTTTTCATGCTGGAATAGGCGTTGCCGATGATATCCTGATTGGTTTCGCGCTGCCAGTCGAAGTCCTCCTGCCCGCTGTAAACGCGGATGCCAACGGGCGCCCACTCGGGGGCAGTAGAAGTGCCGACGTTCAGATTCGCAATCAGCGTTTCACGCGCAATGGTAACGCCATCGGCAACATTAAAGCTCAGATTATCAGCCATATTTCTTTCCTTTCTGCGGATTTACCGCCTTGTAAATTCGTGTGTGTAGTTCACAGTGATTGGAATTAGCCAATCCTGCGTTTTGTTTTCGTTTGGTTCGAGCGCATAGGAGTTAAAGCGCACGGCCTTTGTGATTTTCCGGCTTCCGGTAAGGGGTGGATATGCTTCCAGCTGGTACAGCTTGCCGCCTATCGTCACCGGCTCACGGCACGCCCAAGCGCCCAGCTTATCAAGGAAGTCGTTTGTCCCGGCTTTCACGTACTCGCTGGTAGCATCGGTGCGATACACCACGTAAAATGGGAACTGGCATTCCTGCCGGATGTTGCCGACAATATCGGATTTCTCGGAGTACACCAGCGTTCCACTTTCCGGCTCCATAGAAATACCCCCGTCTTCAGGCAAATCACTTCTTGAGATGACCCGCCCGTTCAGACCGGGGTATTGATTCAGCAGCTCCACTACGGCGTCTTTCAGGATTTCAAATCCTTCGCCGTCAACGCTTATCGGTTTTGGTGTGTCCATTATCCAGCGCCGACCTCCTTTTTCACCAGCTCGACCCACTTGTCACAGTCTTTACTTTTGGCTTTGTCAAACCATTGGCTAGTCCTGCCGTTTGAATAGGTCAGGCTCTTTCCTGTGGATACCTTCTTTTCACCCTTTTTAGCCCACGCAGAGCGGGATTTTTCACCAACCATGACGTTTCCTTCATACAGGAATCGCCCGGTAGGAGCTACGCCAGCCACCACCTGCCCAGATCCAGCGATAGCAGCAGACGCGGCCTTTGTTTCGTTGATGAATTGCCCCGTCAGCATTGGCATAAAGGGAACCATAGAAGTCATAATGGCGCTATCAAGGGTGAACTGCGCACGGTTGAAATTGCCCTCCAACCGGCTCATATCCACCTTAATGTCCACGCCATCCACGACGATGGAGAAGTCCTTGAAGTGGTGTATTTTCTGCGCCATATCATTTCCCCCATACCTCAACCAGCGGAATAACGGAGTGCCGGGAGACAGACGAAATTGTGAATACGTTATCCTTCGTGCGGTTCATGTAGGCGTAGAATCCTTCATTTGTCCAACGTTCGTCGGAATCCGCCACAATGCCACCATCCCATTCACCATTCCAGAAAAAATCGCCTGTGGGGCTGAATGTAATGGAATCTTCGTTCCCATCCCATTCTTTAGGCTCCAACAGGCGTTTCCCTGCGATATTGACCACGCCGTCTTTTTTCTGGTAATGAATTCCCACGTATGCGCTATCTTTCGATTCCGCGCCATACTTGGCAAGAATTGCGGCACGATCTACATTAAGATTGCAATTCTTAATGATGGTGGGGTACCACGTAGCACCTTTCTCACGGTCTCCGGGCTTGCGATTGAATACAGTAACGGTATTTTTGTACATCACAGCACCTCAGGATATACGCCCATGTACAGAAGATTCACGCCGTTTGCATCCTCCACGCCGGACAGACCGTCACGAACGATATTGAAAAGCATTTTCCGCTTAGCGGCGGTATCCTTCACAGCAACGTCTATTGCCGTTGTGCTGCCCTGCCCTTCCATGTAAGATATCGCCTCGTTCCCGGCTTCCACGCGGGAAATGATTTTCCGCTGCAATCCGTTTTCGGTTTCAATGTACCCTCTGCTCATGTTGGCGGCCTGTTCCGCCTCATAGATTTGGTACAGCGTATTCACCAGCTGAGCAGCGGTAAATTTCACGGCATAGGCTGAATCCTCGTCCACGGGGAACGCCTTTTTCAGCTTCCGCACGCTATCAATGCCAGTTGTATATTTATCCATTGTACGGCAAGCCTCTATTGCCAGCCGCTCATAGATGTTTTCATCAATTGGGGAGTACCACCGTATATAATCCTCAAACGTGATATACATTGGCCGCCGCCTCCTGCTGCTCCAAAAATTCCGCTATGATATCTGCTTTCTTGGCCTTTGTGATGCTATAGCCCAGCTTCGCAGAAAGAGCCTTGATCTCCGGTATTGTCAGTTTTTCAAGGCTCTCCTGCGTATAGCTTGCCATTGAGCTATAGCCGGTTAACCCCCCTTACTTTCTCCGCCGCCGGCGGCCGCCGCAATGATCGCCGCCATATCCTTGTTCAGCGTCTTCACGCCGCAGATCATATCAATGGAAATGGTATCGGTTTTGGTGGTGATGTTGTAGTCCTGCACCACGCGGAGGCCAAAACCGTCGTAGTTCACAATCGCTGCATTTGCCGCGCCCTGCGGCAGAGTCAGAGGCCGGGTAACGAATGCGAAAGCGTTTTTGTGGAAAGCCAGTCCCAGAACGCCCGCAGTGTCCGCGTTCTGGTCAACGTAGAAGTCCATTCCGAACTTCCGGCCAAGAGACGCTTCACGCAGCGCAGTACCCGCGTCGCCCACCTTCTCGGCGCTGATGAACAGGTCGGTTTTCAGCAGCTTCGTTTCGGTATCGGTGTTGTACACAAACCGGCGCTCGGTCAGCGGGGTTGCGGACTTGGTGAGGTATGCCCGCGCGTCAATCACGTCGTTCTTGATATCGGTGGTCGCCGTCACCTTGTTGGTGATACCGGATGCGAGGCCAAGCAGATAGCTGTCAACCTTATCGGCGAACGCCTGCATAGCGGGGACAATGAACTGCGTGGAGAAGCTCGCAATATCCATCGTCAGCTCCTTTGCGGTGACTGCGAAAGATACATCAAGGAACTTATCCATTTTCACGGGAACGCTGCTTTCGGTAGCATCCTGCACCGAAATAGTTCCGGCAAACTCCTTTGCCGTAAAGGTTGCGGGCTTGCGGATGGTGATGGTATCGCCCACACCGGCGACAAACTCGCTGGAATAGTCGCGGTGTACCAGATTTGCCATAACTGCGTTGTTCCGCAGCACCATAAGGGCTTCACGGGCGATAATGTCGGGGGTAAGAATCGTATTTGCCATAAATAAAAAACTCCTTTACTTCTTTCTTGCGGCGATATAGTCCGCCATACTCATTTTGCTGAGGTCTGTTTGCTGGCCGCCTCCGCCATTTCCGGGATTATCGAAGCGCGCCGCGCCGCCGTTATCTTCAAAGAGGTATCCGCTATCGGTGCGCAGTGCATCCAATGCGGCTTTCATATCCTCTTTCTGATTCTTGCTATTGCGCAGAGCATCAACATCCAGAAGCGCAGTAATAGCCTTAGCGTTCTTGCCTTTGGCTTCGGAAATCACACCGGCCAGAAGCTCGTTGAATTCCCGGTCTTCCCGCTCCTTCTTGTAGGTGGCCTCTGCCTGTTCGTGCTTGAGTTTCCACGCGTCCCGCTCCTTCACGATAGCGTCAAAGTCTTTCCCCTCGAATCCCTTGAGCGTGGTCTCGGCGGCTTCTTTGGCTTTCTTCTCGGTGTTCAAATCCTCGGTGAGACGGGTTACCTTTTTCTCGAATTCGGCAACGGTTTTATAGCTTTCTGCCACTGCCTTGTTGAATTCGGCGAGCTTGTCTGCGGGAATTTCAATTCCGAAATCCTTGCAGATTTCAACAATATTCTTCATAAAAAATCCTCCTGTACCGTATTTATCAACCGCCCGTCGGCGGTAATGGATTGAGCCGGGATAAACCTCCGGCGGGGTAGAAATGACGCAGGCGGCGGGGTTTGAACCCGCGAACCCATATTGAAATAATGGAGCTGACCCTCCCAGCTTCCGCCTGCATGTGTATAAAAATTGCCAGAGTTGAAACAAATCAGCTCTGGCAATTTATTCAATTATTCCTTTTCTGCGTTGTACTTCCTAGCCGCAGCGGTAGCTTTTGCGGCTTCACTGCGATTCCATAGGGCTATCGCGATTCTGTCCGCTCTTTTTTTCTGCCCGGTTTCCTTGCAATAAGCGTTGTATGCTTCATTCTGCTGCTGCAATAAAGCGGATTTCCTGCGGTACTCCTTTTCAAAGCCAGCCCGTTCTTCCTCAGATAGCGCTTTGTCCATGGCCGTCCTCAGCCCCAAAACTTTCCGTTTTGTATCCCTGATTCTCCGCTCCATGGCGCGTTGCTTCTGCTCTTTCTCGTACTGCTTTTTGTTTTCCTCGCTGTCGTAATCCTCAAACGGGTTACCTTGCCCGGGGAACCACACTGAAAAATTGTGGCGGCAATTCGCCCCGCATAGCCCCGTTACCGTGCCGTATTGGGTGGATGAAACGAAATCGGGGTATTCTGTGCTAGGTACGCGGCTATAGATTTTCCCCTGCCACACCTCGTGCGTCGGCCTTGCTCCCAGATGGGAAGAAACGATTACAAGATTTACGCCCATTTCGTCCATTCTCGCAAGCTGTATTCTAGCCGAACCTTGAGAAATGCCGGTGCGTACCGCCCGCGCCGTGGCAACCTCTATTGTATCCTTGTGCACGCGCTCTGTTCCGTCGCTCCCGATTTTGGTATACTTGATATATACCCCATCGGAAATAAGCCGCTCCACGGCCTCCCTGACGGCCTGCACGGGTGAAATTGCCCCGGACATGGCTCTCATATACGCTTCGTCACACAGCTGTGTAAACGTCTCTTGCACCGCGTCGGCGGTTGTGGCCGTGAAGTTCTTCCACTCTCCGAGCGTCTGCTTGTATGTATCTTGCATAAGCTTTTGGAGATACGGCGATTGCACAAGCGGCGTTGGATTTAGCCCAGCTTCTCGGTATATCGCGTCATCGTATCCCAGCGCCTTTACTCCGGCATCCTCCATAGCCGCCGCGATTTCCGTTTGCATTTTCCCGGTAGCTTTTGCAATCTCTTTTTGGATATCGCCCAAGAGATAGCCCAGCTGTTGAAGCGTTCCAATTTGGTATTTATCCAGCGGAGTCAGGATATAATCATCACCCCGCCCGAACCGAATCAGAATGCGCTCTATAATCCGATTCATGATATTTTGATGAAGTTCTTCCGCAATATCCTCAGCCGGTTCAGCGGCGTGGAGCAGATAAGAGGGGGTAAGCATTGGCTATCCATCCTTTGTTTTTCGGCGCTTTACGATTTCATTATAATGGGGATTTACCCGAATTACATTCCAATCGCATTCAAGCGGAACTTTACCATAAAAAATTACACATGTGGGGTTTAGCCGCTTTGTCATTTCTTCATAGCCTTTAAAAAAAAGCCGCTTAGCTTCCTTATTGTTCTGCGTCCCGACGCTTGAAATGCCACGATACCACCTACCGGCTCACCGTCGAAGCACCAATCATAGGATGATTCATCACTCCAACTGATTGTGGGATACACTGTAAGCCCATGCGCCTGCCAATACGCCGACAGCCAGTGCTTGCGATAGTGATTGTAAATCTGCATGGCCAGCGGCATATCTGTGTATGTTGAAAAATCCGGTGCGCACACGGCGGTAAAGCGAGACAGCATAGGAATATATCGGTCTGGCGTATTCCAAAACCTGGTAAATTGGTAATCATCCACGAAAGAATGCAAAATTTTTCCTTCCGGATTTTTGCAGCTCATGGCATAGTTCATCGGGATAAACTCGCCCGCCGGGTATTCAGTTGTCGGCGCGATTTCAGGTATTCCGTACTTCCCCACACCGGGAAAAATGGCTTTATCTAGATTTTCGAAGTTTATCATACTGGCCTCCACGTACTACTACGCCTGTTGGCTCTACGGTACGTTTTCCCGTTCACAGTAACTTCCAGCGCGCCAGACTTTTGTGCAGAAACAAACGCATTAGAAAACGCTTTGTTTTCTGCTGCTTTTTTGTTTTTGCTTGATTTGCTGCGCACCGATTGCATGAAACTATCCATTTCTCCGCGTGCTTTTGCAGCCCTATCTGCTGCGCTACCCGTTTTCTGCGCTGTTGTAAGTCTTGCTGGCCCGCTTGAATAAGGATTGACTGCCCCCGCCGCCGTTTTCAACGCATTGGTTGCGAGATTTTTCATCTTGGTTGTGGCATCTTTTTTCTCATTATCCGAAAGAGATAGCCCGTTAATTTCCGCTATATTACGTTCAAATGTTCGGTTTATAATATCGCCCATATCGATTATGGATGCAGCATTTGCGCGTTCAATATCTCGTTTCGATAGGCCGGCCCCAGCCTGTTTCCCGAACTTGCCGGCACCGCCAGTGCTGCCTCTACCGCCCATGATTATTCCTCCCCTCCAAATAGCGTCGGCGTTTTCGGCTGAGCCGCATTTTCCAGCGCCTTTGCTTCCTGCTCTGTGAATCCCTCGAAACGTACCAAATAATACCAGAATGGGACTTTTCCCGCCTGAACATATCCGTACCATCTGGCCTTTTCCTCGTTGGCCGAATATGTGATATCCCCGAAGTCATAGGCCACTTCATACGCGCCAGCCGGAGCAAGGCCGTACAAGTCAGCGAACGCATTTAACGCGTAAATAAGGCAATCCAAGCAGTGCTCTAGGCTATCTCTGACGGCCTTGATCGTCTGAATTGTGCGCTGCTGGTCGGCTTCTACTTGCGTCGCCGTCTGAATGCCACCGGACTGATTAAAAACGAAATAGCCGTTTGAGAACCCTGCCTTATAGCCGATCTGGCTGAGAAGGGCGTTCAGCCCCGTAAGTCGCGCATCGGTGTTCAATGTGGGATTGATTTCATGGTAAATATCGCTCTGTGTGGTGGTATCTCCGTCCACGAGATTGATATAGTTCGGCATCCTCACACGTCCAAGCGCGTTCTCCGTTTTCGCCCTTTCCTTGAAATCAAGCATTCGATCTTTATCCACCATCACAGTTCGCTTGCTATCAAAGATTTCGGCTGAATTTCTGGAATATGCAATATCCAAGTCCCGCAGCTCCTGCACGGCCTCAGAGAATGCAGGCAGACCATAAGGGGAACTGATTACGATATTGTTTGCTTGCGGCATCCGGAACGCCGCGAACAGGGGTTTTTCAATATTCGCCACGGCAGCTTCTTCCGCCAGCGCCGCCCACGGCGTTTCGGAAATGTCAACAGGCTTTCCGGTATCATTCTCCGATGGGCTTACATAGCATTTATTCGTGATTCTGTATGCGCCGCCCTCGAACCGGTGGTATTCCAGCCGGGTGAACCACTTATCCCCGGCTCTCTGCTGATTGTAGAAAACTGCACCGTCAATTTCGGCGTTCGTCACGTGGGTAATATCAAATTTGTTCGGCGTGTAGATATCGATTGTATCACCGTTTGGCTTTAGCATGATTGTGCCGTATGCGCTGCCGTACTCCACCCAAGATTGCAACAGCGAATACACCCGGTCAACCTGCCATTGCAGCCAGTCGGCGCGGGCAGACCCGCTTAACTTGATGCTCGTACCCTGCATTGTCAGCCGCGCGATTTCGGCGCACACGGACTTTGCGAAGTTCACGGTATCTATGCCGTCTTCTACATCAATCCAGCTTGGGTTTCCCTGATAGATATCGGCACATTCATAAATCCAAGCGTTCATTTGCTCGGATGAAATAGGCTCTATCTTGAAATCTTCCTTTACCCTCGTATCAGAAATCACAGATACAAGCCCTTTTATAGCTGAAATGATACCCATTACGATTCCTTCACTTTCTTTCGCATCACGGAATTACAAAAATACCGTATATCATCCATAGCGTGATCGTTATCTTTCACTACCGCGTCCTCCGTTTTCTTATCGTCCCATCGGTACAGCCCAAACTCCCTTATAGCGTCCGTGCAGCACCGATGAATTTTTATATTCCCATTCTTGAGATACACCGCCGTGCGCCGAATGCCATCAAGAACGGCATTGTCCGCCTGCTGGACGCGGAATCCACGGCGTTTCAGGGCGGTAATGAAAGATGCTGCCGAAGGGTCGATGATTGCCCTCTTGATTTCGTAGCCGTCCGTCAGGCGCTCCACAGCGTCGCAATATTCCTCGTCTGTGAGCTGCTTATAGTTGGCTCTGCCATCGTAGTAATACTCTTTGATTCTTACCGCCTTGTTGCCATCTACCGCCCATAAGCCACATGAAAACGGGTTTAGGGTGCCGTAGTCGATGCTTATGTAATAGTCCGCGGATTCCGGCACTTCATCCGTGATATTCGCTTCGGAAAAATCGTATACAAGCCCCTCTGCCAGCGTCCATTTTCCAAGAATGTACCTATCATAGAACACCGTTCCAGCATATTCTTTTTTCAGATTTTCAACAAAAGCCGGGGGCAAGAACGGATTATCATCTATGGTGTATTCTTGGCTAAAAATATCGGCATCACTATCAAGAAATATTTTAAGCCAGTGGTTGGGATACTGCGGGTTGTATGTTCCGTCAAAGCAAGAATACTCTTTATCGAGGCGGCTTTTCAGGAGCGCGAAAACCTCTTCCGACCAGTCCGCGACCTCGTCGCCGTAGCAATACTTGATAGACGCACCGCGAATCTTGGATACCTGAGACACTTTTTCCGCGCCCAGGCAATAGCACTTCTCGCCAAAAATCCACGCCGTATTATCGCTGGAAATCGCCCCAACAAGTTTATCACCGTACAGATTCCGCATAGGCTCTAGTACGTTTCTCTCTATTGTGGATTTTGTAACGCCCAAAATAACGGAAAGCCCATCTTTCCCGGCTCGTTCTCGAATCCGCATGGGAATAATCCACTTGAAATCAAGATATGTTTTCCCGCTTCGGGTCGCGCCGCCCTTGAAATTCCATCGGTGATTCCCGTACCTTGCAAATTCAATCTGTTTCGGGCTTAATAGCATCTCTGAACTCCTTAATTAGCCCATCCAGCTTATTTAGGCTATCATTACCGCTTGCCGTGTTTCTTGTGGCCTTATCAACAATAATCCCGAAAGATGTTGCGATCTGGCTTAATGTTGCGGCCGAAATCTTTTCGGGGTCAGTGAGCGCTTTCAGATGCAAAGTGATTGCTTCTTGCATCGCCGCTTTTTGTGATTCCATGTATGCCATCATATCGGCGGTATTCTCTTCTTTTTTTTGCTGCACTTTTTGGGCGATATCCGGTGAAGCGCTGACAATCCTTTTCACAGTCTGGTGAGTTACGCCGTGCTTTTTTGCAACGGCGCTGTACGACTGCATTTCTATCCAGTCGGCGATTATTTTCTTTTTCTTCCGATCTGTAATCCTTGCAGCCATAGCGCCACCTCTCATACAAAATAGTAAAAATAGCGGGAAAGGCCGGGGTTGAACCGGCATTCTTTCCTCTTATCACAAGGCTGCTCTCCGGCCTTGCTACTTCCCCGCATCCCTCCGGCTTACGGTGCCGGGGAACCGCTTTGCCCGTTTCCGGGTTTCGTCGCCGGTGGGAGGCCATCGGCGATATATATGGCGCGAGGCCGATTCAAACGGCCTTCTGTTGGGGAGAGTGAACCCAACTCGTTTTCTACCGCGCCATGCAAAAAGAGGCTCAGGAACAATCCCAAGCCTCTTGCGCTTTTTCTTTTTTACCAGTATAGCACATTCAAACTGGAAAATCTTCCGGTTTTTTTCCGGTTTTTCAAATTTCTGTGCATCCGTACAGGCAAATTGTAAAATGGTGAAGCGCCGAATCCTTTCGCGCATAAACCTGAGATTTTTCAATCCCAAATTCTTCGCACAACCTGTCCACATTCCCCCTCGCGGGCTTTATGTAGAATCTATCCAGCACCTTCCGCTCATCGTCTGTGAGGACGTCAAGCCCGGAATCCACAAGCGACACCCATTTTCTCGCCTGTTCCAGCGACCGCGCCAATTCCTCGCGGTGAACGATATTCGACAGCATCATATCTTCCCGGCCGGAGCCACCGCCGCTTACCGGCATACCGTCAGCCGTGGCGCTTCGGATACTCTGCATAGCGGATTCCAGCCGTGCCATTTCTTCGGGAATGCTTTTCAGGGACTGTTTCTTTGCACTGTACTCCTTTAGCTTTTCAATGGCCTCATACTTCCAGTTCATTCCGTTCCTCCTTGCATATCTTATTAAACCCCTGTATAGATATACACAATACACACAAGATATAAGATTATATTTAATATATACTATACAGGGATAAAGCTATAATATTAAATTCCGTCTCCTGTTTTTCGTTTTCTTTCTTCTTTCTGTGCAATCCTTCCCAGGCTGGCAAGGCCGCTTTCCCCCGCGGACGAATATGTAATTGCAGCACCGGCTGCCCTCGTAGTATCCGAAGAAATACCGGCACCCGACACAATACTTCCTGCCGTCCCTGTACTCCACATTACCGCCCCGCATTCACTTTTTCGCGCAAATACATAAATTATCAAATATCCTTTCTTACCGTGCCATTTATTACCCCTTCAACATGTTTTCCATCGAGGTATCCCACGAATTTCCCGGCGACTTCTTCTGATACTTTCTTTATCCCGACAAGATACGATACTCTTGTAGCTATTGCGCCAGCAGATCTTCCGAACATTAAAGCAACTTCGGAAATAGATTCCTCGCCTCTTGCAACAATTTCAATTAGCAGTTCATCTTCTTCCGGCGTCCATTTTTTTCGGTGTTTCGCCGACATTTTCGCCACCATTTGATCGTAGATTTTTGTATATCCATCAATAATTTTTTTCTGCCAAATAATGTAATTTAGGATAATCGGAACCATTTTCCTGAACTGCTGAAGCTGAGAAAAGGCATTTCCTTTAGGCTGGTGGCACAACTCGCTAAGTTTTTCGATTGCCTCCGGCGCTCCCTTTATTTTTCCTTCTTCTGCACCAAGATTTATAAGCGCAATTCCATGTTTCAGCGGATCAAAGTTTTTATCCATTATTCATGTACCTCCAATTCCTTATTTTTCCTGTCACGGTATCTCCTTTTAGCGGCTCTCTGGGCGTGGGCTTTCTGGCACTCCAAGCTGCAATATTTCTTTTCTGCAATCCGTTTTTTCTCCGCCTCTTTCAGGGCGTTAAACACCATAATGATCGCCCCTCAATCAGCCTCATAAAAATCCTCCTTCCTCGGCATCTCTTTCAGCCACCGTATGACGGCAAAGAACCGAATGCGTGACGGCTGATTCTTCGCCCACCGCTCAATAGCGGCGGCGTAAGCAATTCTAGCGTTAAGGCGCTGACGGTGTTCTTGTCTTTCACTCATTCCCCGCACCTCCTACCATGCCACATACAGGCAATCCAGCGGAATTTCCTCTGCCTGCTCGTAAATGCAATTCCGCAGACTTTCAAGCACTTCAACGGCATAAGGGATATCGGCCACTTCTCCGTATTTCACGTATTTCGCCCAACATACACACAGCTCTTCGATACCTTTTTCGATATTCCCGATCACCTCGGAGCACCTGTAATATTCTCCCTGCTTGTAATCCCACCCGGTACAAGCCCGGAACATCTTGCCCAGATTATACGTGGGGCTGCTGTATTCCGGCTCGGCGATTTGTGCGAACTTATCGCATCCATCCACCTTAACGGCGATTCTCAGATCATAGCTCATTCCTCTGTGCCTCCTTCCTTCGGCGCCGATGGGAGTAGGTGCATTCCCATTGGTGAAAGCCCTGTATCCTCATACTGTGCAAGGCGAGTATAGAGTTTTGGCACTATGCAGCCATTTCGGCACCCACCCGGCTTATTGTTAGGGCGCACGCAGTAGTTATCCTGCCCGCAGCATTCCCACGGATCAAGATTTTGCCAGTGTTCAACCGTCAATCGTTTCATCGTTTTCCTCCTTCGGCAATTCTGGAAGCGGCATCCAGTGGGTGATTTCAACATCGTCATCCACCTGATCTGTTTCGTTCACGCCGTACTCTGCAAGCAAATCTTCGCAAACACTCGACCACCAATACCAAGCCTCCCTGTAATAGACAGCAGTCGCTTTTTGCGGAACGTCCTTCATGTACCGGTAGTACGGCGCTGGGTTGTGATTTACCCACACCACATTTACAGGCTCAAGTTCCTCCGGCAACCTCTCGCTGCACGGAATCCACCTTTGCCGTTCCAACGCCTCCATGCCCATCCGGCAAGCCTCATTCACGGGGTCTATACTTTCGTAATGCTCCCGGTGTTCCGGGTTCAGAATTTCAATTGCTCGGTCAATTTTCATGATCATCCTCCAATTCCATTTTTGCGCCGCAATGGCAATATGGATTATTCTCTGGCTTGTTAAAGCAACCAAATGTCTCAATGCGGCCACACACGGAGCATTCGTATTCCCCACAAGCTGCCATTCTGCGAACAAGTCGCCATTCCCCATGCCGCACCGGCTCCACATCGGCGGCGGGAATCGCTTCAAGTTTATCCAACATTTCCTGCAACATATCGTACTCATCTGCATCGGCTGCAAACTTTCTGCCCCATAATCCAGCTGGGCATAGCTTCTTTTGCTCACCTTCGATTACCACACTCGCCGCCTCCCGGCTGATGTAATCACTCATTTCAATTCCTCCACATAGCACCAACTCTGGGGCGGGCGTTTAATTGTCCGGCCATCACATTCCATTTTGGTGTAGTTGTAATAAGGGCATTCCCCACACCCAACCTCAATTTTACATAGCCCCTTGAACGCGCTCAGCGGTTTCGGCGTATCGTAGATTTGCAACTTGGAAATGTGCCAGCCGTACATTGCCTCCCTTCCGAACGCATAATACCGAAATTCTTTCTCTGTCAGACATGCAGATTTCAAATCCTCGTCGGCAATCTCCCACCAACTATCACCGCAGTCGTAATCCATTCCGATTTCCGGGTGCGGGCAGTAATCGTAGTTGTACGTTGCTATGTTGTCACATGTGAACTCTCCGGCAACATGGCCGTTGAAAACATCCCAGATTCTGTCTGCTTCTGCTCTGCCATACCCCGAAAGACGGGTAAACTCCGTACACCAATCACCCCGGAAAACATCGCCCCACACAAGGAACGGCCTTGTGTTTGTGCAGTATATATAGCACTTGAAAGGCGTTTCCAAATATGGTTTTGTCTTGCGAACCTCGATTGTCTTCCGCCCGTTGGCAATCTTCTCCACCCACTCCGGGCGGATGCTGATAAGTACAGCTTTAGCCATTGTCAGCCCTCCGGTTCCAGACCTTAATTGCTTCATATTTGTTTTTGAAATACCCAGTCCATGGATTTACAGGGCACGATGTGGTATCATTGACGCACTCTACAAACCACATTTTTCCTGACCGCTGCACCTGACCAGAGGTGCCGCAAAACGGGCAGGGCTTCAATTTGACTTCGTCCATGGTTCATCCCTCCGGTTCTATGTTCCCTGGCATTTCGACTATTCTCCAGTCCTCTTGTCTTTTCTGCTCTGCCAAAATCTGTACTAGCGGTTCCTTTTCGGCGCATAGAGCGTACTGTTTCCACCTATGCCCCTGAAACGTGCGGTTCTTGGTCATCTCCTCCCGGGGTATAAACAGCTGCTTGTATTCAAGCGCAAACATTGTTATCTCCTTCCCGCCCGGGTTGCCCCGGGCTTGTGTTATCCCCACTGTTCCGCCATAGGTAGACAAACTGTATGATTTGTAACTTTTCTCGCCCACTCGATAAATTCCCTTTGATCCATATTGTTTTTGGCTCTGTTGCATATTTTGCAGCACGGAACAACATTATCAATGAAGTATCCTCTTGAACTGTCGGTACGGTCTATTCCATTGTGGTCATATCCCTCTTTGCAATTTTTCGTTACTTTGTGATTACTATTTATTGTTCCACAGTAAAAACACGGCTGCTGAATGAGGCGCTCGACATCTTCGTAAGATAATCCCCATGCAAGCCCTCTGTCTCTCGCGTGACGCTTATATTGGAGTATGATATGGTTAATAACTCCTCGATTATTTGGCAGCCTGCTTTGCTTTGGCAGGCATCCACAAGATTTTGTGTTTCCACTTTTAAGATTGTGCCCAAGTACAGAAACCTCGTTCCCGCAATCGCACTTGCAAAGCCACCTTCTTTCAGTCGTCCCACAAGGCTTTTTATGTACGCCGTCCTGTCTCAAAATCACAAGTTTCCCAAACCTATCTCCAACTTGAAATGCCATCCGTGAACTCATCTCTTATGTCACCTCCGTACTGTTCGGCCATAGCTTTTGCAATCCCGGGGAATGTTTTGCTTCGCTCTTTTGCGTGATTGCTACCCAACCACCATATCCTGGCTCTTTCTTTTTCGGGGAGCGTCATCATGTACTCATGCACATTGTCCGTTTCCTGTAACAGCGGAAGATTTTTAAGCCACAAGGCCGTCTTTTTCTGCTCAGGATGACCGAATTGCCATGGATTGATGATTTGATCGGGTTTGCGATAGAGCGAACTCATAACACAAATCGGATTTTCTATTGCGATTTTTTCAACATCCGCTTCTGCGAACTTCAAGAAAAAAGCGGCGGCTTCATATTTCAAACTGAGAGGTTTAACCCCTTCCTTAAACCATCTTGCACCTGACACCGACAAGTGGGTACACGGCGGGTGTGCAATCAGCAAATCCCACCGACCCACACTATGCACCTGTCCGTCCATGGTGACGATTGTGCCGCCCTTGATGGCTTCCAGAGCGTCACCCAAAATGTGCCATTCAGGATGCCCGCCGGACGGCTCCTGAATATCGCAGGAATAGGCTTCATGCCCCCGCGCCCGGAATGCCTTGCACACGGTTTGCGATTCCTCGCAGGCTATCAGAACTTTCATTTCCCATTTCCTTTCTGTTTTCCTTTATTCCCCCGAGGGGCTTTCCCCCACCTGGGCGGGGTGCAATTCCGCTTCACCGGCTTGAAACAGCCGTACATTTTCGCCTTGCTCATGCTCAAAAACAATCCCCTCTCTCACCAAGTCCGGGTGTTCGTACCGGAAAAATTGGCGTTGTTTTTTGTGGTTCCCAATTGATTTCATGATGTTTTTATTCCAGTTCTCGATGAAATACGTTTCCCATGCCTTGCAGCCGTCCCCGTTGGTGGGGCAATCGTCCCGCGTGCAGTTCCTGCAAAAGGGGCTTTCCGAATCGATGTACTGGCCGGGGCGTTCCTTTTCCCCGCCTACTTCGTTTTTCATACTCCACCGCCTTCCGGTAGCTTTTCAAATTCCATCTTCCCGGCCATCTCGGCGATAAAGCTCTTTACCGCTCCGGGGAGCTTCTGGTAATCGTCCTCCCGCTTCTGGCACACTTGGAACGATCTCTGGAAATTCGATGCAACCACGGACTGCACCGTTTCTGCGTCCATCAGCGCCCATTCCTTGAGCTGGGCTGGGCTTCCCACCGTCCGCTGTACCGCCGGAGGCAGCTTCCGAAACTCGTCATCAGCGCCGTATACGCTGTTTCTCAGCGCACCGGCAACCAACCCCCATGCCTCCATCTGCGTCATCTGCTGGGGCGACTGCATCCGATGGAGCATATCTTTCAGCTTCCCGATGGTTGGCATAAAGCCGCCGGTGTCCGTGGCTATGTACGCTTTTGCAGCGGCGGCAACGGCCTCAAATGGCTCCTCGGAGAACATATCCGCCCAAAGATTGACTTTCACGTTTGCCGCCTCTTTGGACATCCCCCGGAAAGAATCGGGATAATTTGCCTGTAAAAGCGTGAGAATCTGGTACGCTTCCTGTTTATCCATTTCCAAATTCCTCCCTGTACATCTCCGCCAGACGGTCAACGCCGCTGGTGTAGCCGCCCGGCTTCTGGTTTGCCGCAGGTCTAGCCGAATTCTGCTCCCTGGAGAGCCAGGAGTTGACAAAGCGCATGATCCCGGCTTTTGTTTTCCTGTTTTTGGGATTTGCCAGAAGCCAGCCACGCATACTCCGCAACTGCTGAGCTACATCCACGGCGGGATACAGGCCGGACAACTCGGCAACCGTCTCCACGGAAATCTCAAAATCCGTGCCGTCAACCAGCGGAAGCACCGCCGCAGGCGGGGGGCTGCTCGGCAGCTCGCCGCAAACCTCCGAAGGAGGTATATTATCCTTTGCCTTTTCCTTTGTCTTTGTCTTTTCCTTTTCCTTTGTCTTGGTATCATTCGTACACGGTTGTTCGCCATCGTATACGTCCGTATTCCATCGTTTGCGGATGTTATCGGAGTTTTTCTTACACCGGCTGTCGTATGTTGCCTTATCTCGGTCTATCTGTGCTTTCAAAGTCGGAAATACGAATCTTTCATTACCACGGAGTTGCGGTGCTTCGCCCGTCTTGCTGTATATTAGGCAAGCCGTGAAAAGCCTCCCCCTCTCCGTGTCATTCAGTTCCTCCATACTGTCCAGATAACTGTGATAAGCGCAGAAATATTCAATCGCCATTATCTAATCCTCTTTAATGATGGAGTACCGCGCGAAGCACGTCCGCTCCCCGTACCGGTTTTTCCCGGTGACGGTTTCGCTCTTGATGGGTACTCCCTGGGTTTTCAAATCCCAGATTCTCGCGCCAAGCCTGTAACAGCCGTACTCGGTAACAGCCTCGGCCTGGGTGATACTTCCATAATCTTGCAAATGCCGCAGGATACGCTCACACTGTGTCACGGGGTACCTCCTCTCCGGTGAGGCGAACCGCCACGCATGGGCGGGTGCCGTACCTCTTGCAGACTGTGGCGTCTGTGATAGCTGCATCATCCTTGTAGGCGATCCCGTTCAGGGCATCACACACGATCTTGCCTATGTTGTCCCAGTCGGGTTTCACCATGGGAAGAATCCGGTTGTCAATCGCTTCGGCCTGCTTGCGCTTGCTCCACGAATGGGGAACGGGGTAGATTGCCGCAATGTCAACCCGGATAGTGCCGGTGAACTTTGCCCCGTGGGCTTCGCACTGGTATGCCCATGCCACCAGCTTTTCATAGTCCTTCGTTTTCTTTGGGGTGTATGTCTCACCGTTCTGGGTGAAGCGGGGGCGCTCCTTCCCTTGCGGAACGCCGGGAATCGTAAATTCAATCGTCACGTTTTCTCTCCTTCCTTTGAAGTTGGCGGTTTCACCTCCCACCGCCAAGGGAAATGTAAACTACACCGTCAATCTTTTTAGGGAAAGATTGATTTTTCCGGCCTAGAACGGCAAGTCGGCGTCGTCTGCGGTGATCTCCTGATATCCTCCGAACCCCTGCTGACTGTATCCGTTGCCCCGGCTCGCCTGCTGTGGGGCGCTGGGCTGCCCGTATCCGGCGTTTTGCGCCGTTCCGGTATTGGCGGTGTCCTGAGAATTGCGCTTGCTGGAAAGCAGCTCAACGTTTGTGGTCACTATCTCAAACGTCCGGCGCTTGTTCCCGTTCTTGTCCGTCCAGTCTCTGGCTTGCAGTGCTCCGGAAACGGCTACGATGTCGCCCTTATGGCCGTACTGCGTCAGGTACTCAGCGCCCTGCCGCCATGTGACGAAATCCAGAAAGTCGGTGGCATCCTTCGTCATTGGGCGCTTGACGGCGAGACTGTAGGAGCAGACCGCCGTCCCCTCCTGGGTTCTTCTCAGCTCCGGGTCGGCGGTGAGCCGCCCGACAAATTGACAATTATTCATGTGTTCTCCTTCCTGTAAATCAGATCGTTTTCATTCCAGCCGGGATAAATGCCCATCAGGTACTCCCGGAAATACGCCCTCATTTCCATTCTTGCCGTGGTCTGGTCGTACCGGTTGTGGCATCTGGGGCAGAGGGTCAGTCCGTTCTGGGCAATGCCAAGCCCTCCCTGCGCCCGGGATATGTAGTGGGCGTTGCTCCATGCCAGAGGGGCAGGGGCGGGAGCGCCGCAGAATACACAGCACGTCCAGCCGTCAATGCTGTCCCGCTCGGCAATCGCCATTTTCTCGCCCCGGGTGAAATCCCTCGCTTTGGTG